GGAATAGATAGGGGTTTCGGTGTGCATCGTCGCACGTGTCTGTGAATGCCATATCTCCATAAAGAGAGGGGCCGAGGATTACTCCCCGGCCCCATTTTTATATCAGATAATCACATACTGCTTCTTCATATCTTCCAGCATCTTCACAGCCTCCAGCCTTTCGCTGGGCGTTGCGTCTGGATCGTCCCTTACACGGCGGAGAGCTAACACCTGTGCCTTGACTTCGGCCCGCTCCCGCTCGTGGCGCTCTCTCCGGGCCTGCTCATTTTTGCGGCGGGTTTCCTGGGATTTATTCATTTCTGCTCCTTCCTCTGCTTGTTATATGCCTCCATAACTGCATTTGAATCGGACTCAAGATCTTCCGACAGTTTCCACATTCCTCGTTGTAACATGGAAAGAGCCCCAAAATACATAGGGAGTCTGCTAATGAAAATCTCTTTATCCCCTGAGCTCTCATCTCCCAGCCACTCAACAATGAGGTTTAAGAGATCAAGGCAGTCGATTAAAGCGCTATGCGCCTCATCCATGCGTACACCGGCATCAAATAATGTCTTTACCTCGGTCATACATCTTTCTCCTTCGCTTTTTTAAGTAAAGTTGTTTGAAGAGTACAAGTAATTTGGGCTGCAAGCAAATTGACCGCATAGCAGGCCGCATATAGCTCATCAAAGGGTTTCTCCATCCAACGCAAAGCAGCGCTCCCCTTGTCGCCACCTGTTTCTTCGCTCCATTCATCCAGCAGCCCACAGCATCTATACCCATAAAAAGCCGGGTCAATCACATCTTCCATTAAGCCATTTATGGCAACTGATGCTTGTTCCGCTTCGTCCAGCTTGCGGATAATACGTTCTGGCGCTATGATATAATCTTTTTCCACGTTTTCCTCCTTGCTTTCGTGGAGGGGACCGGCTATAATGGGTTTACCGGCCCCCTGGGGTTGGTGTTTACAGGTCCTTCTCCGTCTGACCGCCAAGCTCACGGGGAAGGGCTTTCTTTTTCTCGATCCAGTCAACCAGGACAAACAGCTTGTTTGTGAGATACAGCGCCCCGGCGATGGTGACCACCACTTCCATCATGCCACGGAGAACCGGCGCACCGTGGTTTCTTTTGTGAACCGCGCGGCTACGTCCGGCAGGGCCTTTTTTAGGGCCGTAGCGTCCAGTCTGGCCGTTTTGACGGGCTTCCAGGTGATCTTGTATTCCCCGGCCTGTACGGCCTCCTGCGTGCCCATAGCGGCCTTGATGGCATCCTTGATGGTCTCCGCCTCTGCCTGGGCCTCGTCAATCAGGGCTTGCAGCTGCCGAAGCTCCCGGCACTTCATTTCCAGTTCGTTGATACTCATTTCTTTTTCCTCCTTATGTTTTGGCGGCTGGTTTGGTGCTCTCCGGAACGTCACCGGCCTTCACGAAGCAGTCCCGCCTGGGATTTGAGATTGAAGAGAGGCCATCCGGCTCGTCCCCGGTCCGCCTGTCGCATCTCCTGTCCCTTGCTGTGATTATAGTATATAATATATTGCGCAATATATCAATTGACAAAGCAACCAAATATATTGCGTAATATCTATTCAAATTGCATATTGCGCAATATTGAAATGGATGCTATAATAAAGCTACAATGGGAGAGGGAGCATAAAAAAATAAGCTCCCCCCGGAAGGGAGAAGCATGGCCAGCAAATCAGAATATAGAAATGGATGGATAGCTGAAAAATTGGATCGTATTAACCTGACAGTCCCAAAGGGCAAGAAGGACACCATCAAAGCCCACGCAGAGGCCCAGGGCGAGTCTGTGAACGGCTTTATCAACCGGGCCATAGATGAGACTATGGAGAGAGACAGCGCCGTTTCTGCGGTCTCTGAGGACGGAGAAAAGCCCCAGGCATAG